CGAGGGTAAGGCGACACGGAATGTGTGCGAGATGGTGGATCCGCCACGCAAGGGGAAGGTGGTCCAAGGATCGCTCACAGCGCTACAGGCCCGCGAGCTCCTGCGCTACTTGGCGACCCGCGAAGACTGCGCACTCTGGTCTACCTACATTCTCACCGGAGCCAGACGCGGCGAGATCCTGGGGCTTGAAGTGGACCGCGTGACAGATTCCCTAGATCTCTCATGGCAACTACTCCGCATAACGGACATGTCCAAAGCGCCGGCCGACTACGAATATCGGCACCTACAAGGAACAATGTTCCTAACCCGTCCAAAATCTAGGAGTGGCACGCGACTGGTGCCCCTTGTGGAGCCCTTGCGATCTATTCTGGCACTCCATATGCAGGGGCGAACTGGCGGCCTCGTATTCACGCGAGACGACGGCTCACCATGGGATCCAGACACGGCCACAAAGACATGGGCCAAAGTCCTAGCCGAAGCCGGGATGCCTGACAATATTGTCCTTCACGGCGCCCGGCATGGCGCCATCGAGATGATGGATGCAGCCGGGGTGGACTGGGACACCATCAAGGATATCGTCGGACACTCAACCGTGAAAATGTCGCTCGACTACCGGAGCAAGCCAGACCAGAGGCGACTAGGCGTTGCCATGGAGAGCATGTCACGGATGCTTGAACCGCCCAAGGAATAACCGTGAATAAGTGAAGGCCCCGCCAATTGGCGGGGCCTTTTTTCGTTGGGCTAGATGCTGCGCGCTGCCGCTACGACTAGTTGCGCCAGGTCTTCCTGTCCGCGAGCTGGGCGCCGCTGATCCGTTGACGCGCCATGGAAGACCGGACCTGCGCTGAGACGGCGCGTGCGAACTTACCGGGCGCTGGTTGTGGTGCTGATGGCATGATCTGCATTCTAGGCTCCTATGAGGCGAAAAGTCTCCCTGACCAGTAGTTATAGCGCATATGCGGTTAATCAGTCCATATGCGTCAGTGTGGGGTTCATCGAATCGACTGTCCATGCGCTAATCTAACTTCAAGATTCCACCAAAAAAGCCACACCCCCGAATGTCAGGGGCGTGGCTTATGGTCTCTAGGGATCGAAATATACGTACGAGCGTGGGGACAAATCAGTGCAGCAGTCAATCAACATTCAGGCAATGACCGTGCGCGAGCTGGGCGACGTGGCCGCAGTGCGTGGGGTTAGGCCGTCTGCTCTTCTGGCTGGATCCGGGCTTCGGTGCGTTCCATCAGAACCTGAGCGCTAACCCCAAGCGCCTCTGCAACCTTGAAGAAGGTTGGCATCGGCATGGGGCGCTTGTTCTGCATGTAGCGGCTAAGTGTTGCCGGCTCAATGCCAACCGCGACGGCAAGGTCCGACTGCTTCATGCCCCGTCCGGCAAGTTCTACCTTGATCTGAGTAGACAGCGCCGCTTCTAGACGTTCTCCGTATGTATCCATGCGGACAACACTAATGTCCATTTAGCACACTTGGCAATAGATACGGTAATCGTGTAGTACGCGTGAGTACTCGAATGACACGGTTGAGATTACTTGGATTAGTACTTGCCAATTGTCCGTTCGGACAATACAGTAGAACGTATGAACAACACGAAGGCCGCTGGGGCCGACCAAAACGCAGACATTGAAATCGCAGAACGCATCACACACGCCCTCATCGTCAGGGGCATCAACAAGAAGTCACTCGCTCAGCAGATCGGCCTTAGCTACACGACGCTACGCCGCAGCTTAGAGCAGTACCGCGGAGACAACCGCAGCCTCTCCTTCCGGGAACTTGGCAGGATAGCCGAAGTATTAGAAGTCAAGCCATCCACGCTCCTGCCGGAATCGCTCACCGAGGACGCGGCATGAGCGCAAAGATCAGCTACTCAGTCACCGAAGCAGCCGTCGCCGTTGGACTCTCAGAAAGAGTAATCCGCGACGCAATCAAAGATAGTCACCTATCGGCTAGGTTTTTCAACACAAAAGCATTGATCCGACACGAAGACCTCGCCACTTGGATCGACTCTCTTCCAGGCGAATCATCCCGCTAGACCCGTAACACCGCCCGCTGCGCACAGCGCCCGGCACCCCGCCCCATAGAGGGCAACCCTCGCCGCTTTACCGTCCTGAGATTCGCTCACAGGCGCAGATAGAAGGGGACAGCTATGTCCGAATTCACCGCCACCGCATACCGCGACCGCATCCTCGGATACGCCGCAAATCACGGCCACGAAGTAGGCCCGAGCAAGGCAATGCGCCTCGCCGTGAAGCTCTGCAAGCGCCAAGCCCGGATGACGGACCTTGACCTAGAGCGCATCCTCACCCACTCGGATCCCACGCCTAAGCAAGCAATCCGCAACATCGAACGGAGCGCCGCATGACCACCACCCAGCCCACCACCCGCGTAGAAATAACCGGAAACATCATCGTGCATTACCCGATCAAGCCCGCCACGGTCCACACGACGGCAAGGGCGTTCCAGGTTGCCTGCGCATGAAGGCCGCTGCCCTAGAAGACAACGCATGGCCGGAACTCGCCCTGAATATCATCATCGGCCTGTCTCACATACAGCTCACCGTGACCGCGGATGACCTGTCCCGCGAACTCCGCAAACCGCCCGTAGCTAATTGGGCTGGTCAAGCATTCTCCCGCGCCCGCTCGCTCGGCTACATCGAAGCGATCGGCTACCAGTCATCAACCAACAAAACCCGCAAGAACGGCGTGCTGCGTGTGTGGCGCCGCAAAACCAAGGAGACATCATGAACGGCATCGGCATGAGGCTCTGCTCAATCGAAGGGTGCGAGAAGAAGGTCAAGGCCATGACGTGGTGCTCCATGCACTACACGCGGTGGAAAACTCACGGAGATACCAGCGTATGTACCACCAACCGATACATCCCGATGCTCGAAAGGTTCTGGATGAAAGTCCAGAAGGGGACTAGTTGCTGGATCTGGACTGGCGGGTCGAGCAACGGCTATGGGCTCTTCACAGAAAGCAGTAAGGGCAAGACGCATATAGCCCACCGATTCTCCTACGAGCAGACCGTAGGGCCCATCCCGGATGGCCTGCACTTGGATCACCGCTGTAGGAATCGGCGCTGCGTAAACCCTGACCACCTCAGGCCAGTAACGAATAAGCAGAATGGCGAACACCGTGGAGGTGCGCGTAGGGATAGCACAACTGGAGTTCTGGGCGTGCACCTAAGCAAAAAAGATAAGCGCTATTACACCTACGTAGACCATTACGGGGAGCGGCATACCGCGGGAGCGTTTAGCGAACTAGATGAAGCCGCAGAAGCCGCAAGGCAACTGCGGCTTTCGCTTTTCACGCACAACGATCTGGATAGGAAAACGGCATGAATGGTTTCTACGTCCTAGTCCTGGCAGTAACGATCTTCGGCGTCGTCTACTGGATCCCCCGCGCTATCCGTCACGACCGCATCATGGCCGTACTCGACAACCTGGACGATGAGGAACTGGCCGCGGTGCTGGACGAGTTCCCGGACCTGCTGGAATGGCGGACCCGATGAGCTACATCAACCCGTTCCGCTACCTAGAAGAGCCGGACGAAACCGACCATAACGAGATCGCCGCCGATCTCGATACCCGCGCCGCTGACGATGCGGACGCACACCGAAAGGACCGATCATGACCACCAATTCCCACCGCGCACCGTGGACACTCACCCGCTACATAGCTGACCTGTTCTCGCCGCCAACCAGCCTCGCACGCAACGCCCGCCCCGCCGTCCTGACCGGGCGCGAGGCAGCAGCACGCGCACTGTTTGGCGGGTCCGTCCAGTGGTCGAAGCTGGACATGCTCGACTACGACAACTCCCCGGAACGGCGTAGCTTCTATCTCGCTGAGGCTGACCGGCGCATCAATGCCCCGAGACTGCCGCTGTCTGAAATGTTCATCCTGCGCCACTGGGGATATACGCCCGAGCAGTGGAACGCACTGCCTGCCCTTGTGAAGGTGGACAAACGAGAGGGCTTCTACCAGGCGCAGGGGTTGGGGAAATGACGGCGCGGGATGAACTATTCGAAATGGCGCGTTCGGTCATTGATGGCGAACTCGGGATCCTGGTCAACCAATCAGATATCGAGAACCCCGCAGACTCACTTTCTTACGCCATCCTCGCCGCCGGCTACCACCAGCCCCGCCCCATCACCACCGTGGAGGAACTGGACGTGCTGGCACACGAGGCAGTAGTGCGGGATGCTGACGGCTACGTATTGGAGCACTGGGGGAAACCGGAAGAGCGGATGTGGGCAACGCCAATGAACGGCGCATGGATTCGCACAGCAGAAATCGCCCTCCCATCGACCGTCCTTTACGAGCCCCAGCCATGAGCTACAACGTGACACCGAAAATGATGCAGGAGTACGTGTCTGCTTCGAAGCTCAAAGCTACGGAGTTTGTGCTGGCTGTCCGAGAGCGGGAACTGTTGGCAATAAAGGGACCGTGCAGCAATAAGCATTGCCCGTTGCACTACGCCCACTCTGGCCTCTGCGATGAGAAAGCTGACCAGCCATGACCGCGGCGGAACTCAACGCCTACTCCGCTGAACTCACCGAGGCCACGCAGCAAGTCGAGGGTGCGACGGAGCAGGTCCGCATAACCGGCCTCGTGTTCGACTACGACGCGCCACTACCAGACCTGCACATCCGGCAAGCGCGCAGTTGGGAACCCGCCGCGAGACACTACCGGGATTTGACTGAGGAAGAGAGGGCCGAGCAGTGAAGGATCACCCGCTATCTGATAGTGCGTCCATTGCGAAAGTAAGGAAGGCGGCCAAGGAATACCGATGCCCTTCCGTATGGGCGCACGATCCGGCCATCAAGCGCGGCGAGTTCTACGTCCGCGTCAAGATCACTCCGGGCATGGGATATGGATGGCGCGAAGAGACCTACCATCTCGATTGCTATGACGAAAAGGAAATCAGATCTGGTTCAAGAGCGAGTTTGAGGCGGCGCAAACCACATATGGAAGCGACTGCTGCACCATCAAGCCGGTTGGTGACGACTATGACGGCCCGCGATGGGTTCCAGAGGATGAGGAGGACGACGAATGACCGCGAAGACCATGGCCGAAGTGCTGGCCGAGCATCAGTTCAGCATGTTCGATGAAAAGGGCCATGCCGTATGCACATGTGATGTGACCATAGTCGGAATGGGCGAGGACTGGGAAGAGTACACCGCCCACCAAGAGGCAATCCTCACGGCTGCGGGGTTTGGGTTGCTGGCCGAGCCTATTGTCATCCACGTCCACCACGACACGGAAGCCCACGCCCGCAGCTTCAACGAAGGCTACGAGGCAGCAGTGACGCAGGGCTTGGCTGATGACCCCAGTCTCGCCGGGGACTGGCTTGATGCCAAGCTGGCCGACGCGAAAAGGGAAGCGCTGGAAGACGCGGCGGATGAGTTGGAGCAGCGGGCGAAGAACGTCCAGAACAACACCTACCTCGAAAGCTCCATCTACGTGGAATTGACGCACAGGGCAGACGCGCTCCTAGGCGCATCCAAGACCGTCCGTGCCCGTGCTGCGGCAGTGAGGGGCGAAGGGTGAGCGGGCGCGTCAAAGGGCATTCGATGAGCATCATGCCATTCCTGTACGGCGCTCGATACATCACATGCCCAGTGCCAGGATGCGGGCGGGTCAAGAGGCATTGGAGCATGCGACCCATCATCCACAAGGGTGGCAAGCCGTGACCCCCGCAACCGCGGCTGGGCGGGCCTTGTTCCTCATCGACCACCCATACACCCACCCCACCACATGGGATGCCGTAGACCAGGACGTCCGTGACTGGTGGACCGACCGTGCCGCACCCATCACCCAAGCCATACAGGAGACAACGTGAGTCAGTGTGAAGCTGAGGAACGCAACAAACGGGCACTGCACCAGCTCGAACTCGACTGGGGCGCCGGAATGTTCGACTACCGCAAAATCCAACGAATACTGCGCGGGGACTCGCCCGCTGAATGTGACCACGAAGCCGCCAAGTAGGCGGTTTTTTTATGCCCAAGATTGGGGACAAATTGAGCTTTGAACCAGGAATCTACCCCGGCGTAACGAACGCTGATTATCACGCCGATGAAGCACTCGGCAGCACGTCACTGAAGACGCTCGCCACACGCACGCCGGCGCACTACCAGCACGACAAGGCGCACCCGAAGTTCTCGGATGCATTCACATTAGGGACCGCCGTTCACTCGGTCATCCTCGAAGGTGATCCGTCAGGCATCGTCGTCGTGGACGCTGACAACTGGCTCACCAGGTCCGCCAAGGAAGCCAAATCAGCCGCACTGGGTTCTGGGCTTCAACCACTCCTCACTAAGGAATGGGCGCAAGTGCTGGCGATGAACGACGCCGTCATGGCTCACCCACTCGCTCGTGCTGCATTCACCGACCATCGCGCCGAGGAGTCCGTCTTCTGGGAAGAGGATGGGCTGATGCTCAAGTGCCGCCCCGACGCATGGAAGCCCGGAGTGTTGGTTGACCTCAAGACCGCCCGCGATGCCAACCCTAACGAGTTCGGCAAGACGGCACACGAGTTCGGCTACCACCAGTCAGCCGCGCACTACATCGACGGCGTGAAGGCTGCGACCGGCGAAGAGTTGCCCTTCCATTTCGTACTGGTCGAAAAGACGGCACCCTACCTTGTGTCCGTGGTCGAACTGGACATCGAGGCAGTCAACATCGGCAGGCAGTTGAACGACCGAGCTAAGCGGATCTACCGGGAATGCGTCGAGATGAACACCTGGCCCGGCTACCCGAGCGCCGACCTCATCAGCCTGCCAATGTGGGCGATCTACAAATCCGAGGAATTGCTCGGCATTAGCGAAATCGAAATGGAGTTCTAGACATGGCAGGAGCAATGGGCTCGCACCAGTCGGCGCGGGCCGAAACGACAACATGGCTGACACCGCACTTCGTTCACGAGTCGCTGGGAACGTTCGATCTTGACCCGTGCGCCGCCACAGATTGGCTTACGGCTCAGCGACACATCATCCTCCCGGAAGATGGCTTCGCCGCAGAGTGGGATGGCCGCGTGTGGCTAAACCCGCCTTACGGGGATGAAGTCTGGCCTTGGCTTGCGAAACTCGCAGCGCACGGCACTGGTACGGCGCTTATCTTCGCCCGCACCGAGACGGCCGGGTTCGTGCGGGAAGTGTGGGAGAAAGCGACGGCGGTCAAATTCCTCCACGGCAGGCTTTACTTCCACTACCCGGACGGGACACGCGCACCGGCCAATTCTGGGGCTCCGAGCGTCCTAGTCGCATACGGACCTAACGACGCCGCGCAACTCGCAAAGTCCAGCCTCAAGGGCACATACCTACGAATCAAGGAGTTCTAACGATGGACCTAACCGAAAGCATTGCCCCGCGCAGTGACCAGCTCAACGCGGACGATCTGATTAGCGGGCCGGTAACCGTGACCATCAGTGAGGTTGTTGCGGGTAGCGCAGAGCAGCCCGTGGACGTGCGCCTTGTAGAGTTCCCTGGCCGCGCTTACCGCCCGTCTAAGAGCATGAGGCGCGTCATGGTCCTGGCGTGGGGCCCCGAAGCGAGCGCCTACACCGGCCGACGCCTGAAGCTCTACAGAAACCCCGAAATCACGTTCGGCAAGGACAAGGTGGGCGGCATCGAAATAAGCGCGCTGAGCCACCTTGCCAAGCCGCTGACCGTCGCACTCACCGCAACACGAGGGCGTCGCAAATCATTCAGCGTCGAGCCGCTACCGGATGCCACCCCCACCCGCGACTACCTGACCGAGGCCAAGTCAGCGCCCGACACTGACGCACTCCGCGCAATCTGGATCGACGCCAAAGCCGCTGGTGCCGACGACGACACACTCAAAGCCATACAGACCGCAAAGGAAACAGCATGAGCACCACTGAACCGATTATCGGCCTCTCAATCACGGCGGTACCAATCGCGCAGCATATCCAACCACTGAAAGACGGGGGTAGGCACCAGGTGCGAATCGGACTCACGCACTTCATGTACTTCAGCCCGGAAGTTGCGGCGCAGTGGTTGCCGGTTATTCAGAAGATCGCAGAGGAAAAGTAAATGGCCGACATCATTTTCACCGGCAACCTTGGTGCAGACTCGGAGATCCGCTACACGACCAGCGGCTCACCTGTCCTGAACTTCCGCGCCGCCGACACTAAATCCAAGAAGGACGGGAGCGGCGGCTGGGAAAAGGTAACCGAGCAGTGGTTCCGGGTCGAACTGTGGGGATCAACCGCCGAGTTCCTGGCTGACCACCTCAAGTCCGGTGTCCGCGTCAAGGTCTACGGACAGTTCTACAAGCGAGACTACGAAGGCACTAATGGTCCCGGCGTATCTCTCGACGTGAAGGCGTCCGCTGTGGAGATCCTGACCAGCAACAAAGACCGTCAGAAGCTCGCCGAGAATCCGCCAGCCACGCGGGAAGACCCATGGTCCACACCCGCAGCAACCAACGCGGGCGGTTGGCCCGCTGACAATTCCGCACCGTTCTAAGGAGTCCCAAATGTCTGAGACATACATCAAAGCCGAGATCGTCCGCCCGCAATGGACGGCGCGAGAGTCATTCGCACAAATATTCGCCGCGCTCTTCAACCTTGCGATCCGCACCCTCATTGTGTGGTGGTTCTTCGCCGCATGGTATCCGGAGTTGGGCTTGACGTACTGGCAGCTCGCACTGCCCGTATTCGCACTCCGGAACCTGATCAGCCGCCCGTTTATTGGCCGCCAACTGAAATAGTACACCCGCGCTAAATCCCCCAAGCCGCCACTGAGGCGGTTTTCTTTTGCCCAAAAGAGAGAAGAAAACCATGGACATCATCACAATCATCCTGACCATCGCCGCCTGCATCGGCGGACTGTTCCTGCTGTACATCATCATCGCCGCCGTTGCTCTTGTGATCGCCAAGAAGCAGGTGAAGAAGTTTCATGACGACTTCTCTCACGATCACTTCCGCAACTTCTAACTAGCCGCACATGGAGTGGCGCCCGGCTCACGAGTTGGGCGCCACTTCTGAAAGGAGCATCATGTCTAACCCCATCCACCCAGCATGCGGCAAGCCCTACCCTGGCGGATCCACAGCCGGTCACTGCTCTGGCTGCTGCGAAACGTTCATCGGCCTATCCGCATTCGAGGCCCATCGTCGCGGCGAACATGGCGTAGACCGTCGCTGTGAGATCACCGACAAGCACTGGACCGACGACCGCGGATATTGGCACGTCGGGGCCAAGTTGACCGAGGCTCAGAAGGCTGCCATGTGGGGCAAGGAGTGACCCCCTGCTCACGTGGCTGTTGCTGGAGCCCATATGGCTGCGCGATGCCAGCCCACTGCGCCTGCCACTGGGGCGACTGGCTTACCACTGCGGCGACTAATAACGGCGCCGTAATCACCCACAGAGATCCAACCGCAAACCAAGCCATCGGCAACGTTATGAAAGGGGGCGGGCGGAAGTGAGTTACACACACAGCACCAAGCGCGCCCACCTTGACGCGCTCCGGATCCGCCAACAAATCGCCACGGCCGAAGTCGAGCGCGCCGAGAAGGAACTCGCCTCGATCCAGGACGCAGAGCTCGAACTCGCACGGCTCCAACGCCGCAAGGAACGGGCAGCAGAGGGCCTTAAAGCGGCACGGGAACGGACCACTAGCGCACGGGTGCAACTCGCACTCCCACCCGTGATCTACGGCGGGCGTGAAGGATTACTGGCCGCTGCTGATGAGGTCACCAACTGGCACATGCGGAAGAGGTCGGCCTAGTGGGTTACATCTACGGCGGCACGGACTTTGACGCAACCCGGCCCGCGCACTGGGCCAAGCCGGGACCGAAACCCCGCACCGAACTGCCGCCATTCGACCCGACACTCTGCGGCACCATGCCCGGCTACCGGCAACACAGGCTGCACGGACAAAAGCAATGCACGAAATGCAACGGCGCACAGTCGAAATACCTCAGTGAATGGCGAGCAAAGAGTAGGAGGCGGTAATGGCCTGGTTCAAGGTAGATGACGGATTCCATGCGTCGCGCAAAGTCCTAAGAATCCCCAAACGGGCCCGGTTCGCCGCTATCGGATTATGGTCCGTTGCTGGCTCCTGGGCAGCCGATCAACTCACCGATGGGAACGTGCCGGATTACATGATTCGGGAATGGGGAGCACCACCAGCAGCACCCGATGCGCTGGTGGATGCGGGACTTTGGGAGCGTACGCACGACGGATTCGCGTTCTACAACTGGCACGAGTACCAGCCGAGTAAGCAAGACGTAGACGCCGAGCGGGCCGCGAGTAGGGAACGAATGCGCGACTTGCGAGCCAAACGTAAGAACAGAAAACCCCTAGAACAAGCCGAAGCAGGGGATGTGTTCGGGCGAACGGTACCGAACGGTTCGGAAAGTGTTCGTAACCCCGACCCGACCCGACCCGACCCATCCCGTCCCTTAAAAGATAAAGAAGAGGCTGACGCCTCTTCTTCTGCCCCCCGCAAGCGGGCGGCCAGAATCCCTGAAGACTTCACCATCACTCCGGAAATGAGGCTCTGGGCATCCAGCAAAGCACCGGACGCGGACCTCATGACCGAGACAGAAAAGTTCATCAACTACTGGGTAGCGAAATCCGGCAAGGACGCCACCAAGCTCGACTGGGCTGCGACGTGGCGTAACTGGATCCTCAACGCCAAAACAAGCCAAAGCCGCCCAGACCACAGCAGCCGCGGACTAGCTAAGGGCATGGCGATGCTTCAGGCATACGACGCGCAACAAGCACAGCAATTTGAACTGGAGGAATAAATGAGTTTGTACTACCAGGACGACTACGTGACGCTGTATCACGGTGATTGCCTCACCGAACACCGCGAATGGCTGGACGCCGACGTGCTGGTGACGGATCCGCCGTATGGGATGTCGTTTGACTCAGGGCGGGTAAAGGGTCGCAGCCGAAAGATAGCCAACGACGAAACGACGGACACGCGAGACGCCGCGCTCGAAGCATGGGGAGTTCGCCCGTGGCTGATGTTCGGAACTTGGCGCGCACCCCGCCCGCCCGGAGTCGAGCAGGTTCTCATCTGGGACAAAACGGACGGCGTCGGGCCAGGTATGGGGAACTTGACCGCAGCGTTCGGAAGCTCACACGAAGATATCTACCTACATGGCAAGTGGTCGAAGAAGTCGGCACGGAGAGGCTCGGTTATCCGCACCAGTGAGGCGATGGGCAACCCGAACGGTCTAGTCGCTCGCATGGGCCACCCGACGCCTAAACCTCAGTCGCTTATGGAGATCCTCATTGAAGCTGCGGCGCCCGGCGCCATCACTGACCCGTTCGCTGGCTCTGGCTCAACACTCGTGGCCGCCAAGGCGTTGGGCCGAAAGGTGATCGGCGTGGAACTTGAAGAGAAGTACGCGGAGATTTGCGCCAAGCGGTGCGCGCAGGACGTGCTGGATATCTTCGGCGGTGCAGCCTAATGGACCATAAGCAAACAATCGCGATGCTCACATGGATAAACCAGGTTGACCCTCGCGTGATGCTCAATGAGGCCAATGTCGAAGTCTGGGCTTATGCGATGCGCAACATTCCCAGCGATGTCGCCAAGCAGGCCGTACTGGAGCACTGCAAAGCCAACGACTCCATTGCGGCATCACCGGGCGCCATCAGCAAGCGGGCCGCGAACATTAAAAACAGCCGGGACGCAAAGACCAGCGCCATCACAGCAGGCCCGATACTCAAGCACCCCAACTCTTGGCGATCACGCAACCCCGAAGAGTGGGACCGCCTATCCGAACAAGGCCGACAATCACGCCGCGCAGACCTAGAAGCACGAGGAATCCTATGACCACCGAACGAATCCGGGCCGCGCTCAGGCTCATCTACCCCGACGACATAACACCCATGGGCAAGAGAGTGCTTGAGAAAGTGCTTGACGACATGGATAAGCAGGCCCCGGTTAGCGCTGGGGCCGATTGCTTTAAGGAGGAAGCGTGACCAGACCCCGCCCACAACCCGCAGGAGCCACCACAGGCGCGACGGAAGGGGTTGGAGGGGAGGAAGTGCCGGGAGGGGCAAATGAGGCCCGCAAAACGCCACGTAGCCGCGCATCAGCCAAGAAGGCCGGCGCGTCATTCGAGCGGCTGATAGCGGACCACCTAGCCGCCGTCGTTGATGACCGCATAGACCGCCGTGTGAAAACCGGCTCACAGGACCGCGGCGACATTGGAGGGCTGCGGCACATGGGTGGACGCGTAGTGATCGAAGCCAAGGACTACGGCGGGCGACTCATGCCCGGCCCATGGATCGGGGAAGCCGAAACGGAACGCGGAAACGACGACGCCCTCGCCGGGCTCGTCATCGCAAAACGACGCGGCACCACCAAGCCGGGCGATCAGTTCGTGCTTATGACCGTGGACGAACTCACCGCGCTGCTGCTTGGCAGCCGAAGCCATATTGAGGGGCAAGCATGAGCCTAAGTGACCACATCCACCAACTCACCAGAGCCCATCTCAGGACGGGCCCAAACGGAAAGGCGTACCAAGTTCCGGCGCTGCTGGATGAGCTGCGAGACGCGGTGACGCCGGGACAGAACGGTTATGGCGGCGGCGTGAGTGGTCCACCAATTCCGATTGATCCGGACGCGCTGGACCTGTTGCGGGAGATTGAAATCGAGGCGCGCAGGGATTACCACGAGGTCACGCCGTTCTACTGGGACGGCTCACTGGAGGCGCTTCTACAGCGATTCGGGACAATGGACCTCACGCCCGAATGGAGGAATTACCTTGAGCGCGTAAGCCTTGAGTGGATCGACCGCATAACGGCCATGCTCTGGCCGGTCAAGCCACGACGGAAGCTGGTGGGCAAGGTTTGTCCGTCATGTGGCTGGGCAACCTATGGCGAAGAGAGGAAGGTCTGCCTGTCGATTGGATGCTGGGATGACAACGGCAATATGCGGAAGATTGGAGACTGGGATATCGAGTGCGGATCCTGTGAAGCTGGCTGGGCCGGGGATCAGGTGGCTTGGCTGCTGCGGGCACTCGACACGCCGGAAGAACGCGATTTGACTCACGTGAGTTAAATTCATGCTAGGTTAGTCATGGCTGCGGAGACGTGGCGAAACATTTAGGCCGGTCCAAGTGAACCGGCCTTTTTCGTGCCCAGACTTCCACGCGGGCACCCAATGACTGAGGCGCTGACGTAACCCCCATAAACGTCAGCGCCTCAACCTTTACCGAGTCACGGCGGTTGACCGTGGCGCATAAGTGCTGATTAGCGGCGCGATCAGGGAGCGGAGACGCTCAGGGTTCTAAACAGCTCGCGGGTTCGATTCCCGACCATCGGCGGCGCCATGGGTGCAAGTCCATGGCGCACAGCTTCATAAATGAATCCGGGACTAATTACCCCGGCCAGAAAGGCCCGCATCCTCCTAGATGCGGGCCTTTCGTGTTTCTAGGAGAATCACATGCCACTTTATGGCGAAGCAAAACGCAAGTATCAGCGCGACTGGATGGCGAACCGCCGTCAAGCTTGGATCGATTCCAAGGGTGGATGCTGCGCAAAGTGTTCTTCCACTAAAGACCTTGAGGTTGATCACATCAACCCCGCACTGAAGACCATGCAACCGTCTTGGATATGGAGCAGGAACGAAGCGGCGGTAGTTGCCGAGCTCGCAAACTGTCAGGTGTTATGCGCCGAGTGTCACGCGAATAAGACGTACGGATCAATCAAGGTCAAGCACGGCACGACCACCGCATATGCACATCACAAGTGCAGGTGCGATACATGCAGGGCCGCCCACGCCGCATACTCCAGGGAGTGGCGCGCAAGGGTTCGCAATAAGAGTCTCATAGCCGCATAGCGGCAGGGCTGGCCGAGTAAGACGGCGCGGGATCACGACCCACCAGCCCACTGACAGTGATCCACCCCGGCTAACGATTACGTGCAGCGGGCAGATGAGATCAATGCTGTCAACCCTTCAACACCAGGAGGTTCGGCATGAGGTTCTACCACGCTGTATGCGAAGTGTTGGAAGCCTACGCCGCACGCCTCCGAACGGACACGCTGGAGAACGAATTCGATAACGCCGATTGGGCCATGAGCTTAGGCGCTGACGACGATGACTGACACCTGCCCAGCGTGCACAAGTTCACTTGCCCGCGCAGGTAAGCCGCATTGCGCATCGCCCGCCTGTATCTGGCTCATCTGTGCTAAATGCAGCACGAGGATAGCGCCCGCCGTTGAGACATACTACGGGGCGAACATCTGGGGCAATGCGCGTGGGTATCTGAAGGCGGACGGGTGAGTGTCGAACCACGCTGGCGCTACCACACAGAGGGCGACATCCTCCACGTATGGCCAACCAAAGACGCCATCAAGCATGACACCAAGGACGACGACGGCAACTGCGTCTGTGGCCCGCGCACTGATCCAGTCAAGCGTGATGATGGGTCAATTGGATGGCTCATCGTCCACTACTCACTTGATGGCAGAGAAGCGAGCGAGTAGATGCCTAGCCGCATCTGCTCTACCTCAGGCTGCCCCACCATCCACGACGGTAACTCACCCCTTCCAAGGCAAACTCATCTGGGGCTCACCAGACGGATACCTCAAAGCAGACTAAGGCGGCAAACATGGCAACCTTCGATATCGCAGGACATGATGTCAACCTCTCCATCCCTGAAGATGCAGTAGTAACAGGTGCCGTCATCATTGCCACATACCAGCGCCTCAATGACGACGGTGTTGGAGCAGGCACAGTATGGGGCCACTCATCCATCCCCAACGTCCACGCTGTTGGCATGGTCAGGCTGGCGCAGCAGGCGATAGAGAGCCAAGCATGGAGTGACTGATGCCTAGCCGTATCTGCTCAGTGGCTGGCTGCCCCACCATCCACGCCGGCCCAGGCTCACGCTGCCCCACCCATACCCAGCAGGCACAGCGCACACACTGGGACAACACCAAGGCGTACAACACCAAGGCGCACCGCATCACGTTCAGGCTAGGCGTGCTCGACCGTGACCCCATCTGCGTACTGTGCAACGTCCGGCCAAGTGTTGTAGCTGACCACTGGCCACATGGTAGGGCAGACCTCGTCGCACTAGCATTAGACGCTGACGATCCACAGTATGGACGCGGGCTATGCACACAGTGCGACAAGACACAGAGCGCACAGCGTCAACCAGGTGGATGGCATCAGGCAGGCTCGACCTAGGAGTTGTCCACACTCTGTGGACAACCGGGGGGTACCCCCCTCGAAGGTCCACCACCGGGACGCGCCGGGGAGGCCGCAATAACCGCAACCGGGTTCAAACGTTCTCAGATCGACCCGTTTTACAGCCAGCCTGCGCAATGCGGCCGGCTCCTTCTAGTGCCCGCAATGGGCGATTGGAGGCTGCGATGACCAGTGGTGGAGCTCGCGCACGCATGGG